CTAACTTTGTCAAATGCTTCTTTTAATTCACAATTTATAAATTCAGTAATTGATTGGTTGCAATCAGGATTAAAAAACTTTCCATTATATTCCGTATCATCATGTTCTTTTGCTTTTTCTTTCAATGGTCCTTGAAGTTCTTCGTACTCTTTTCCATCAAATTCTCTTTTCAATGGGCCTCGCATTTCTTCATATCCTTTTCCATCAAATTCTTCTTCTTTCATTTTTTACCTCATATCCATGAAATAACAATTTATGATCTTTAAATCTCCTTATGTTCTTATCTTCATCTTCATAACAACCATCATCTAGTTTTCTCATTTTTTTATTTTGAAGGCACAATAAGCTAGTATAAAATCGTGCCACGTTAGTTTAGTTAGCTTCTTGGCTTTCATCAGCTTCTTGTACTCACTATCGTTGAACGTTACAAATATGTTTTTCATATTAATTGACTTCAAAATTATTTAATTCTTTATAAAAATTAAACCAAAATATACTCATTTTTCCAATTGGAAAACCACAAATTACACATACATTTATTTTTTTTGGTTTAAAGCCCCCTGCCGATAATATAACTTTTCTTGTTCCTTTTTGATTGCAATTAAGACAATTTTTCATAATATACTAACTAAGTTAGTCTTTATAAACCTTTCGTTTCTACCTTTCTTAACAGATGTTTGTATCTTAACCGAAGAACATCATAAACAGGATTTCCCTTTACATATTCATCATTGAAACAATCTTGGCAGCTTTCCATATATTTTGTTATATCTTCCTGTCTTTCATGATTAATTGCATTCTCTAACTTTCCCAATAAAAATTCCAATAAAATTTTCATTTTAATATTTTATCAGAAAATTTACGGCGAGATATGGTGGCAGATGGCTTCCGTCTAGAGTTCCAGTGAATGCATAAGATCCAATTCCATGAGTATGAGCAGATTCATTTGCTGGACCCCATGTTAATCCATGACTATCATGAGTATGAGCTCCCTGGTTGCTATGAGTTGTTGGACCAGTTACTGGGCTTCCTGATGAACTTCCGAATTTAGTTGCAGTTGTTGTATGGCTATCATGAGTATGCCCCCCTTGTGAGGTGTGAGTTGTTGGGGTGACTGCAGTTGTTCCAACAGTGTGAGTATGAGAGCTTCCTGCTCCCGAGGTTCCTGCTAGAGTTCCAGCTGGGGTATAACTCGAACTTCCCCCAGTTCCCCCCGGGACCACGGCTCCTGATGCTCCATAAGGGAATTTTAGATTAAAATTTGGTACTGCAAAACCCAATCCCACCCCTCCTCCAAAACTATACCCTATAACATCAAATAATTGAGCATAACTTGCTTCATCTTTTAGAGACCCATCACAAAAGAAATAACCTGCCGGAGCTCCAGCTCCTACACTTCCACCATACATGATGATAGTTCCGACGGGGTTTTCCCCTGGAGCATACCAATAAGCTCTCGCTTTCTTTGGCGGACCAGCATCATATAAACATCTTAAATATTTTCCATCAGATGATGCATAAGTTTCAGGAAAATCGAATTGATTGTCTTCTGACAGATTAACAGGCCCCTGCAGTTTTATTGTGAATTCTTTTCCGCCCGTATCCCCTTTTATTTTTATATTATCTGCATGGCAATTTCCATGATCACCAGAATGATTTGGAATTATAAATTCTCCAGTGACTTTTGTATTAGCTTCTGGAACTTTCTTAAATTTGTTTAGAAGTTCATCTGTTCTGTTTAACCTGCCCGAACCCTTGCCCCCCATATTATTTCCTCATAAGTTTAGTATATCTTTCCTCTACATTAGTTCCTTCAGTAGCTATTAAGTTTTCTTGGTGTCCCTCTTGGGTTGTTGTTCCTGCAGTAAGCCCGTCGGTAACAGGATATCTTTTAGCAATTTCTTTAGTCGCATGTCCGCCTGCCATGATTATAGAATAATAAGATATATAAAAAACTTTCTAAATTTTTATGTTGGTCCGATGTTTGATAAGAATACAACTGCTTTCGGATTAGTCAATAGAGCTTCGCCTTCTTCTATTACTCTTATCTTTTTCCCTATCAAAGGTTCGTCTATAACCTGTGATGTTATAGGTGTAAATTCTTTCCAGAATACAGCCTCTTTTGGAACAAATACAACTGCTTTATCTGAAGTTACAACTAAACTGACTACAACCTTAATTCCCAATATCTTTAGAACAACACCGCTTTCAACTTTATCTGATGCAAATTCTGGAATATATGAACCTTTTTGGCTGATTAGCCAATTAACCATAAATCTATATGCGTCTGGCCTTAATAACAATACTGCTCCTTCTGCGTCATAATTATAGTTCCTCAAATATTCTTTTGCTTTCATCAAGTCATCTGTTACAGTAGCATTTCCTGGGTCGTCCCATTCATTTGTTATGGCTATAGTTTGAATATTTGTTGGTGTATCGTTTTCAGTTAAGACAACATAAATCCTATATTCTACTTGTCTTTCAACTGCCCTTACTAAATCTCTTATGTTTGTAGCCAAGATATCTACATCTGTATCTTTTATGTCTGCATTTGTCATTAAAGGACTTTCAACAAAGAATGTCTTGACATAGCTTGTGTTTCTTGTGAAGCTTGCCTCAACGACTACTGGCAAAGCCTTGCTTGTTTGATTATAAATCTGTGAAGCTGTAATTGCAGTTGTATCATCACTATCCAAGAAACCTGCAGTCTTCTGGAACCAGCGAATTTCTCTAGCATTTGTCTTTGAAACATTACAGAATTTCTTAATAATCAAGGCTTCATCTGCGAAACCTGTTACTAACTTTTGAACATTTATTCCCCTTATATCAGCCATTGCGTTTGTGTCTGCCATTTTGTTTTATCCTTATGCTAGTTGCATAACTGTAGGTCTTAATTCAACTAAAAATGTTTCTGCTTCAGCTGCGGTTTCTAATGCAATTCCTATAACCTGCTCTTGATTAACAGCAGCAGTGATTACAAGATTAGCTGAACCTTTAGTTACTAAAGGGTCTCCTACGGTGATTGCCCCTGAAGCCTTAACCTTAAAAATTCCTCCTCTATAAAGCCCTAGTTTTGTTCTGCCATCTGAAGCAATTTTTTCTTCTGCTGTAACGCCAGCAAAGATATCATTATTTCCGTCAGAAGCAGCAGCAGTTCTAGGATCTGTCATCTTGCACAGCGTTCCTTTCTCTACAGAAACATTATCTGCTACGGTAAATGGAATTGGAAGTTGTGTTTCATGAACTAAAACCCATTCATTTGCCATATATTCGGTATATCTAACAACTATTTAAATCTTTCGTTTAATTGTTTTATAATGCTTCATGGACATATCCTTTTAATTCTGGATAAAAATGTCCGTCTTCTACTACATCGTCGTTATCTGTCTTTATTCCTAGTGGAATTATTGACACATTATCTTTAATCCACAGATACTTTTTATCTGTTTTTATTTCTGGAATTTTCTCAATTTTTAGAATTTTATTTAGGATATTCATAAATAGTTTTGGAAAATCATATGGCGATTTCTTCCCAAAATCAAGGGTTTTCATAACCATTTCACCGTTTTCCTTGGGGCAGATGTATTCATATATCCCAAAAGGCAGCATTCTGATTGTGCCCTGAACCCAGATCCCTGTCTGCTCCTGTTCCTTTCTCATAGGAAGCCAGTGCTTCTGGGCTTCCATATCTCTCAATAAGAGTTCCACTTCTTGTCTTTTCCCATACGGAATAAAAAGAATATGCATTTTATTTTTTAATGTGACTTTCTGCTGCTTTCAAAAATTCTTTCTGGATTATTAAATTCCTTTCAGATTGCTCTATCATCGCTTTGCATTCTTCAGCGACTTTAATCCATAAAGCTTCTTCTTTATCTTCTGCAATTTCCAGACCCATTTCTTTGTTTTCTATCATTTTATATGCTGTTAGCCATTACTTTCTTTGCGTATTCCTGCGGTGTTTCTTCTTTTGGCGGTTCGGGAATTTTCCCAGCTTCAGCCCTGCCTGAAACACTTTGGATTACATGGAGCTCTTGCTCCTCTCTCAATAGCTTTTCCCTTCTATCGTTTTCAGCCCTGATCTCATCTTTCAGACCTTTCAGCTGTTCCAATAGGTTCATAGCTGGATTTACAGCTTTTTCTTCTTCTTCTTGTTCTTGCACATTTTTGGTTTCTTCAGCCATTTTGTAAATTGTTTAATACATTTAGTTGTCATTATAATACTGGCACGAATGTGAAAAGTTTAATCTTATCGTCTGAATATTCATGTTCTTCCTTTTTCCAGTATTCTGAAAATTTAGTTACTGCTACAACTGCAGCTGCTAATCCTGCAGCCCCTATAACTCTCCAGCTTATAGCCCCTGCTGCACAGCCTCCTAGAAAAACCAAAGTTCCAGCCAAAAGGCTATTCACGATATTCCATACAATTTCTTTATTCATTTGTTTAATAATTGTTTCTTCCTTTTCGTTCTTGATATTCCAAGGAACGCTTATCTGTTAATGGGTCATAATTATTAATATAATCTAAATTACGCTTAAGGCTTAACATATAACCCTCTACTGATTTTCCGTATATTTTTTTACCTGCCCATAAAATTGGGTTTTTCATAGTTGATTCAGTTATATGAGCTGAAGCAATATCTATTATTGATTGTGCTTCCTGGATTGTAGCTAAATCTTCTTTTCTTTCTTTTGGTGTTCTATAAGGCATTTCGGTTTTTATATCTCTAATTAGCATATCTATATGTCCTAAAGTATTATCCAAAGCCGCCCAAGTTGATAATTGATTATAACCCGCTGCAGTTAAACCCAAAGCCCCCGCCCCAAGTGTTAATTTAGTTACTGGCATTTTTAATATTTGTCCTAACTTCCCAGTTTGGCTTGTAAGTTGAGTTATAGCTCCCCCTTTGACTAAACCATATTTTCCTCCTTCTGCCCAAGAAGTTCCAATAGCTTTATTTGCCGTACTTCCGAATTTCCCTGCATTAATTAGACTTCCAAATTTTCCAACAACTGGCAACTTTACCATACTTGCTCCCATGCCCAAGGTCACCCCAGCTGCATTAATAACATCTTGTGTTTCTATCCTAAATCCTTTTTTCTTTTCTTCCAGGGCTCTTTCAAATAAGTATCTTTTTTCCTCTTCTGTTTCTTTTACCCCTATTGGGTCTTTATGTCTTTTCAGAAATTTTTGATATTCAAACTCTTTAAGGATATCTTCTCCTTTCTTTTTTTCTAGCTCAAAACTTTCTTCATCAAAAGTATCTTGTGGTTCTGTCGGACCAAATGTCTGCAGACTTTCTCCCTTTATGTTAAACCCTGGCCCATATGAAATAGATGCATTCTGTTCTTTAATTCCTTTCTTTCTTCCCATTTATCCCGCCTGCCCTGCGATATACTGCGCTGGCTGGTTTAATTGCTGTTGCATAGTTCCGTCTTTTGCAACATCTGATAACAATTCATTTTGTAGAGTTGCTGGAAATTCTAATTCAATTTCCAAACCTAATTGCTGTCCTACTTGTTCTTCAATATATAACTGCTCTTCTTCTATTGTCTGCTCCCATGCTAGATAGACTATCTTAACTGCACTTTCTGTGAAGTCTGCTGCATTTCCTACAACTATCTTTGGTGTTCCACAAGCTTCAAAGAAATATTTATTTAACTGCTCTATCCATGTTTTTGGATCTAGAGTTGAGTTTGGTGGCACCCCAGCTATCTCTTGTTCTACTGCTCCTTTAGGAATAAAGATATCTTCTCCCTCATATTTTCCTTGCGCAACCTTTGCCTTAAATTCTGATATCTTGCTGTCATTATCAGTATCAAGGTGCCATATTCTTACTGGATATATGTTTCTATGCAGTAATTTCCTATAATCTGACATGGCTTCATTTCTTGCCAGGATTATCCACTCTACTGCTGGAATAATCCCTGTTCCATGAATTTCATCTGCTATCCTGTTTTTAGCTAGATGAAATATTTCTTCTGGCTTGAAAGTTTTATTCTTGCTTCCCTTATTTATCTGCTCGTATCTTATTATCTTTCCTTGCGGATTTGCAATAATTTTTATGTTTCCTGGATATAAAGGCTTCAGATTTATCAAAAAGCCTTCTTCATCTCTTATGATTTCACAAAAACTATCTCCAAAAATATGATAATTTCTTACACAATTTTCAAGAATTGAGTTAAATGTATCTACGCCGAAGCCCTTAATCCTATCGCAGTAGAATGTTGTTAAAGGGTCAGCCTTGAACCCTTTGCCTATAGTCCATGTTGCTTTAGCGTCTATTGCAGCTTTCAGCTCGGGAATTGTCTTATAATAGCCTAGATATTGGTCTGCATTATCATTAATATATTCTGTTTCCTTTTGGTTTGTTGCACTATCCAGGGTCTCGCCTGCAACTGAATAATCTTTAAATTCAGCTACATTATCCCCTTTGGCTGCATTTGATATGTTTGTGTCTGGCATTTTTATGTTTCAGCCTCAATTTTAAATGGGACTATTGAAATAAGTCTTTGATTTGTGTTATCGTCGGTATCATTTCTTACATTCCAATAAAGATTTG